TTACCCTCTACAGTCAAATACTCATCTACCATCTTACCTGTAGCTTTGTACTTCATATAGATTCTACCATCAGCACCAGGAACATTGTCCCCATGAGCCAAAATGATCACATTTTTACCTGCTGCATCTAGTTTTTCTATGGCATCAAAGATTTTACCCATAAAATAACCAATCTGCTTAGGTGCATCCCAACCCTTAGCCAAGGCATTAGCCATAAACCAATTCTGCATTACATAATTAGAGTCATCCCATACAATATTCTTAAATGGACTAGCTACTAAATTTAAGAAGATAGCTTCTATGTCTTTTGCATTATCAGTAATGATTCTTCTACCTGTTTTTAAGTCAGGCATTGTGGTAATTGGATATGCTGTTCCACTTCCTCTAAAAGGAAGAGGTTTTGAAGTAACTGATATTAAATAAGTTTCTTCAGGATTTAATCCTTTAATACCTAACTCAGGTATTTGTCCAATACTGGTGGACTTTCCAAACCCACTAGGGGCTAAAACCAAAATCTTTGGCATACTTTCTCTTTTAAATAGTTAAAGGTTCAAATTTCTTAACATCACCATACATGTTGACTCTAAAGTGTTGAGGACAAACACTGTGTCTAGATTCTACTAAATGTATAGTTCTCATAAATGGATACAAAAGAGATTTATCAGGTCTTCTAATAGGAGTTCCAAAGTGTTTAGTCAAGTTAAACTTGTCATCATTTGGATTAAACATTGTGAAGATATAATTACTATCCTCACTTAGATTACCTGTTTCTTTAATATCATCAGATTGTGGAAACAATCTGTCATCATCATACTGCCTTCTTCCAATATCACTCAGTGCTCTATTAAGGTGGATAATATGCACAAATGTGAAATTACAAGTGTTTCTAAACTCTACAGCATATTCTGAGAATTTATCTACAGTTTCTTTCATCTTAAATCCTCTTTCAGGTAATAGCTTTCTTAAATGGTCAGTAATGATAATAACATACTTAGCAGGATTATTAGGTTTATAACCAATCATTCTTTGAAAGGTTACCCCATCCTTAACAGTAGTTCTATACAAAAATTCACCATTTTCTCTAGCATAACCTAAAAGATAATTTCTGATTCCAGTAGGATTGTCTTTGATTTCCAAAAACTTAATAATCCCTTTAGAAACTTTCTCTCCCTTATCATTATACTCACCAAATAAAGGAACTATTCTGTTTCTGTAAATGACTTTAATCTTAGAGATTAAATCTTCAGAAACTCTAATAATTTCTTTAGGAGCATCAGGAGTTGCAGTATCATATTCCAACTCGCCTTTTAAAAAGGCAGAGGATAAAGATACAACATTTTTCTCTTTATAAGTTTTTCCAGCAGGTAAAGTTATCAGATAAATGTTAAAATCCTTGTTGAGGAAATGTGCAACAAAATCAAATTCTTTACTTACTCTATCAATCTCAAAAGAGTTATAGATAAACTCAACATCAAGTAACTTACCATTAAGACTTTCATACTCTGTATTGAGAGCATTTCTAGTATCAGGGTCAGCCATTGTTTCAAGTTTAGTGGCAATTGCTTCCATAGAAGCATTAATTTTGGCATTATGGTCCAATACATAGACAGCAGGTTCTATACAAAAACCTACATCTACAAAAGTTGACTTCCCTCCCTTTGGGGCAGCTCCAACAGTGTAAATTCTTCCTCTTTGGATTCCATTAATTGCCTGTGAGATAGTCTTCAAACCTTCCCCCATAGGAAGGCCTTTATTACTACCTTTCTGACCTGCTTCAAAGGCTGCTCTAAAATTCATTATTGCATTCTTGAAGTTATGTCAACACTGTCATTGGTTGAGGTATCAGCAAGAGCTTCTCTATACTTTTCTACCCAACCTTCTAGTGCTGAAGTTCTATCTCTACCTACACCTTTACTTATAAAGTAATGAGATGAGATAAGATATTCTGCATTGCTAAGAGTTCTAAAATACATCTTAGTTGCTCCAATGACATCTTCTTTTCTTACATCAGGGTTATCAGCAAAAAATGCTTTCATCCTTGTAATACAATCTTTGTCTGGACCTTTTCTTTTTTTGTTAATGTTACCAAATTCTTGATTCCATTCTTTAACCCAATCCCACTTAGTATGACTGCCTTCCTCAAATAAAGGAATATGCCACATAACTTCTCTATTAGCATCAATGCCAAGAATGTTAGTAACATTCATTCTTTGAACTAAAAGAGGAGGAGTATAAGAAGGTCTACAATTAAAATATATTGAAAGAAGATATGCTATACCATCTTCAACAGGAATATTGTAAGTATCAAGTATTGCTCTAATCTGTATGTTTATTTTCATCTTTCTCAATTTTTTCAGTTATAAATTCAACTATTTCTTTGATTTCTTCTAGACTAAAAGTCTTATCGAAGACATTAATAACCATATGTTGTTGCACTGTACAAATAGCACCTGGATTAGTTGTTTTTTCAATAGTATCTATATCTACAGGTCTAATTTTACCTAAACCTAGATATTGATAATAAGTTAGTAATCTCATACAAATCTTTTTTTAAAGTTATCAATTCTTATATATTCTATCTTAGATTGATCTAAGTTTTCAGTAGCATTTTCTAACCATTTCTCATCTTGAGTTGATTCAGAAATTACTATGTACAAATGAGCTTCATGTCCAGGCCTAAACCTAATCAATCTGCCAATTCTTTGCACCAAATCTTTTTCTTTAGAGTTTAACTGACCTATAATGCCAGAGTCAATACCAGGAAAGTTATGACCTTCATTGATTGCTTTTACACAAGATAACCTATTGATTCTCTCAGCTTTAAAATCATCATAAGCTACACTAGTAGATTTAGAATGATAAAATGTAGGACACACTACTTCAGCTTGTTCTATATTACCGCAGAAAATAATAGTTCTATCTGTTTTACTGATTACTTTATCAAGTAAAAACTTAATTACTGCAGTTTTAGAAGGAATTTTGTATATAAACTGCATTCTACCAAGGACAGCAAACTTCATTTTAGCTTTACCTTGAGGAGTTTGATTTCCCATACAAGATTGAACTCTTTTATTCCAATAAGCATAAGTAGCAGATTCAGTAGTCATAAAAGGATTAGTTTTATTACCACCAGGAATATTCTTTGTAACATTATCTAAAGGTACTGTAATAACAGTAATCTTATATGGTGCTACAAATCCTAGTCTCACAGCTTGGTCTAAAGTCAATTGATAGACAAGGTTAACTTCTAGTCTTCTAAGTATTTCTACTTTAATAGGATCAGTAGGCAGTGTTGCAGTAAGAAACACTGTTCTCAATATTCTATTATTATAAAAGAATTCAGAAGCTAATTCTGTAATATTGTGACTTTCATCTAAAATAGCTAAACTAAAACTTTTAATTTTAATTTTAGATGCTGAAGCATAGCATAACCTTTGAGTATCATTCCAAAGATGCATTCCTCCCCATTTTTCAAATTCTTCTAACCAGTTTTCATCTCTAAGTTTTTCAGTAGGTACTAATAAAGCTATATCTGAAACAAAAGGTTCACAGTAATATTTAGCTAACTCTACTGCTACTCTTGACTTACCTGAACCTGTTGCCATAGCTACCATTCCTCCTTCATTATCTATAACAGCTTGTATGGCTTCAATTTGAACTTTTTCCCTAACTTTATTTACAAATTCAGTAATAGCTAAGGGGTCTGTAATATGTTCTCTTAAAGCTTCTATTTTATCAATGTAAGTAAGAACTGAATTGGGGTTTTGGAAGAGCACCTCTAACTCTCTAAAATACTTTCTCATGTTAAATACTCTTTAGTATACCCTATAGGTATGATAATAAATTTTAATTTTTGTGTAACTCCTTGAGCTTTTAGTGCTATAGCTGTAGCTTTAAAGTAGGGATTATCCTTTTCTCTGATGAAGCTTAAAGGAAATAGTTCATTAAATTCTAATTCTTCTAAGATTTCTTTTTCAGTAGCACCTCCTACTAATACTGCTATAGGTTGAGCTAAAAAGAAAGTAAAAAAGTCTGTGTAATTAATGGGCTTCTGCATAGTTTTTGCCTATATCTATAGAAATACCAAGTGGAACATTAAGATTTAATGCTTTGTTAGTAAGTTTTATAGCTTTGTTAAGTTTATCTTTTACTTGTTGTTCTTCTGTTTTTAAGAAACTAAAGCCAATCTCATCATGATACTGCAAACTAATCTTAATGCCTTGTGCTCTAACATTCTTAATATGAGTGTCAAAGCAATAAACTCCTGTACCTTGATTAAGAGTACTGAATCTATCTTTAGGTTGTCTCAAAGAATACCAAAAAGTACTTACAGGATTGTAAAGCCACATTTGTTTTCTTACTTCTTTGAATACAACATCATTAGTAATTTGCTTTACAGATTTGTTTCTTTCCCAGTAAATCTTATGCAGTAGTGTAGCTTCTTCTAAGGACATACCTGTAGTTAAAGCTATCTTTGCTGGTCCTGCACCATAAATACCTGAAAAGTTTACCACTTTAGCTTTAGTTCTAACCTTCTTGTAAGATGTCCCTTCTTTGCCCTCTGTTCTTTCATAAAGTTTGTGCTCTTCTACTTGTTCAGGAGTCAACATACCTGATAATACAGCAACATCAAGATGTGGATCAAATCCTGGAGTTCTCATTTGAGTAACATAATCAGGATCATAGAACATCATATAATGTTGTTTAGTAGTATCTTCTAATGAAGACATATCTGAACCACAAAATAGATGATTCTCATCAGGTGCTATAATAGCTCCTCTGATTTCCTTACCATAAGGCTTATCTACACTAGGAAGATTTGCTACAGGTTTCTTATGTTTAAATCTAAGAGTATTAGTAAATCCTGCTACTTGAGCTTGCATTTTACCTTGCTCATTAGAACACTCTAGAAAACCTTTAAGAACACCAATTCTATGTTGAAGCATAAATAATCCCTTTAGATTTTCAAGCACAGGATATGTTTCAGCTAGCACCAATATGTTAGGACAAAGCTTTTTATCTTTATCTTGAATCTGAGGTACAGCTCTTGTAGACTCTTCTTCTTTTACATAGTTAAATACTGTTGGTGTCCATCCCAAACTGAAAAGCCAAGATTTTAATTGACTTGTTGAGGTAGCATTAGGTTCTTCTTCAGATTTGAGAACTTTAATCTCTCCATCAAAGTCTGCTTCTAAATCATTGTCAGATAAGAGTTCTAACCAAGCAATCCCTGCTTTAGTCAATTCTCCTTTTACTGTAAACATCTTAGAGGGTTGACTCTTTGAAGTCCACTTTTCTACTTTAGGCATTGCTGCTGATAAATTAGCTTTTCTTTCTTCTACAAGAGTATTAAGTTTAGCCAAAGTTTCTTTACAATATTCTCTATTAATACTCAAAGGATACTCTTCTTGTTCTGCAGCACACTTTAGTTTCCAAGTTAGATATGCCATAAGTCTATGATAATCTTCATCTGCATAAATATCTTTAAGATAAGCTATGAAATTACCAAAGATTATAGAATTGATTACCACATCTGTAGTACATCTATGTATATAATCTTCTGGTGCTTGGTTTTCCCAATCTATGATAATAGGTTTAGCTATGCCAACAGTCTCACCCCATGACTCTAAGCCATGTTCTTTCCTTTCTGGATATAAGTACCAAGAAAGAGCCAAAGTATCAATTACAGGCCCTGTATGAGTATATCCTGTTAGCTTTTTAATAGCAGGAAAATCATATCTCACTATGTTATGACCTACAAGTATATCTTGTGTAGTAAGAAAGTTTACTAGCTCCCAAGTATTAGTCACAACAGTTTCGCCTAACAGTTGATTACCTTCATAAGTATGTGCTACAAGACAATGAAAAGTAGTAAGAGTATCTAATAAGCCATCTGTTTCTATATCAAAGATTGTGTATCTCATAATTAAAAATTAAAAAGGTTCTTGGATTCCATTTCTGTTAAAGCCTTTTCAACTAAAGGTTTAATCATGTAAGTGCTAAGTATAGCTTTAGTTCTTTCTCTTCTTTCATCTACAGTTAATACATATTCATTAGCAAGAGCTTTTTCAACTCTTTCTTGCATAACAAATAGTTTATTAGTAGCTCTTTGTGCTGAATCTCCATTAATTTTTTCTTGATTAGCAAACACATCTCCTATAAACTTTTCATATTTAACTTTAGAATTCTTAAGAAACTGCTTTATTGAACCATAGACATATTTTTGAGTTTCAAGAAACTCTATTCTTTCTATGATTAATTGTAGCAATACCACAAATTGAAGATTTGAATCATCAATCTTATACTTCAACTCTTCTTCAGTAAGATTTGACATAATCTATTTGATTGATAAAGATATTATTATAGACTTTGTTATTCTTTTCAGAACCTATAAATACAAAACCAATTTCAATCTGATCTCCAGGTCTTAAACCTAGCTTTTCAATCCTTGCAATTATTATATCTCTTACTTCAAAGAAAGCTTTTTGTCCATCATCTGTTACAATAGTAACTAAAGCTCTTTTTTTAGGGGTTTTACCCTCTGCCACAATTGTTTCAGGTGTGGTCATTTTTTCAAAATACCCAGTAAATGGGGTTAACTGTTTTCTGTTAGTCATAGCTAAACATTGTATAAAATTAATAAATCACTTGCTCTGGTTACTCCTGTATAGAATAACCTTTGTTTTTCTTTTTCTTTTTGATTGAAATTTATATCCCTAACATTAAGGACAGTAGTCTTGTAGGTACTACCTTGGCTCTTATGAATTGTAAGTGCATGATTATAGTTGAAGTCAGCAAAAATACTTAAAAAATAATTTCTTTCTACATAAGAAAGCATTTTGTCTTTACAATTTTTATTTGTAAGTGTACTATACTTTTTAAATATTGCTAAAGAACTATCATTCAAGACTTTAATATCTTTATTAATAATATAAATATTAAATTCAACAGATATACTTTGTTTTGTACCTTGATCTTTCAATACTATTTGCTGATTAATAGTTGTTTTTTCTAATTCTAGAACTTCTACAGTTTCATTAGTAGTGTAATTCTTGTAAGGTGCATTGAATATAATTGTTTCTCCTAATTCTATTTTATCAGGATTGTCTCCATATATTCTGTGCCTTACTAGCTTATTGATTTTATCTACTTCTTTGTTAGTCCAAGCAAGATATTTAAACTCATCAGTACCATTAACTTTAGCTAACTCTTCAATAATTCTAGCTAGATTTTGAGTATGAAGATAACCTACATCTTGTCCTTCAGGTCCACCTAACAAATTAGATTTTCTTTCCCAAATTTTAGGTATATCTCTACTAAGAGTAATGATAGGATTGCCTTCTCCTTGCCTAATAATCTCAGTAAGTTCTACTTCAGGATACTTTTGATTAAAGACAGGGCTGTCTTCTTCATCTACAGGATTTAATTGCTTATCATCTCCTACAAATATTACTGTTGTTTCTTGTAATTTAGCATGAAATAGAATAGTTTTAAGCATATCAGTATCTATCATAGAAGCTTCATCAATTATCCAATATTTAATATCTTTAAGTGGAGGCCACTTATCATTAGGATGAGAACTAAATACTCTTTTACCTGTTTCTTTATTGATACTGCTTCTATATTGTAAAGCACTGTGTACTGTACTAAACTTTACTAATTTTATTTTTACTTTACTATTAATAACAGCTAAAGCTTTGTGTGTTGGAGCTGAACACATAATTTTAAAAGGTTTTATTGTATAAGTCAACTCTTTTATTAAAGTGTGCACTAACCACGTTTTGCCTACCCCTGCTGAACCTTTTAAGAGAATTACAGTTTCTCCTTGCTTAATAAAATTTAGTATCTCTCTAAACTTTTCTTGTTGATGCTTTGTTAAACTACTCATTTATGTTTGGATAAAAAAAAGAGAAAGTAAGGAAATATCCTTACTCTCTCTATTTGGTTAATAATTATAGCACATCTTGTGCTACAGAAGTTGGGATTAATACCCCAGCTAATTCAACTCTCATTTCAGAAGTAGAATAGAAATCTACAGGATCTGCAGTTCTCAAATCTTCATCTTCTTTAGCCTCTCTTTTAAAGAAAGTTTGTTTGTACTGAGGTTTACCAGCTTTGTCTAAAATCAGTTGTCCTGCTTGAGGATGTCCTTCTCCATATCTTACTGCTTGCTTATCAGCAATAGATTCTTTAGAAGTCAATCCTGCTTCAATAGCATACTCTTGACTATCAGATAAGATAGGGTGATTAGCTAAAATCTTGTAAATAGTAGCTTCAGGAAGAGTAGCAAGTCTAGCTACCATAGATTCTACAGTAGAACCAATAGGTGCTTCAACCCAAGCAACTCTTCTTTCTTCAGAAGTGTATTCACTTTCAGAAAAACCAAACTCAGATGTACTGAATGGATTATCTTTTAAGTTGTTACTTACAGACTTTGATGGGTAAAATGACTTTGTAGTCACAGTCTGTTTAATTTCTGCAGTTAGAGTTCCCTCTTTTTGGTAAGCAGTTGCATGTACTCTTGTAACCTCTAAAGGGCTTTTAGACATTTGTTTTCTTACTCCTTGTTCTTGTGTGTTTGAAACATTGTTCATGGTAATGTGATTTAATTTTTCTAAATACTTCATAGTAAAGGTAATAACCTATTCCATACTCAGATTAATGATTTGATTTTTGTTTAAATTTACCTTTAGTTAATTAAAAGTCAGAGAGGTTTTCTTAAAGATCAGGCGAAGCCAACACTTTCTATTACTCTGACCCAAACCTCTGTACTGCACTTGTCTATTACTGGATTACTACAATATTCAGAGCTTTAAAAGCACATATTGTTTGAATACAACAGGATGAGAGCCTTGCTGACAATGTTTGTAGTGGACCTGCTGGGAATCGAACCCAGGTCTTAAATACTTCAATACTAGAAATTTATACAGCTTTTTGATACAATTTTATACTTGCACTTATCAAACAAGTTGGTTATGTTTATCTTTTAATTCTGCTTAACCAGCAAGAAATAGGGTCAACTGTAAACAGAAGACATCCACCACTATAGTCTTTTACCCTATACTATAGAAAAAGGGAGTATTAATCTGCTTATTCTTTGGCTAAGCTGCCACAGCTAGTTCTACTTCTACTGAAGAGATAAGAGAAAATACTTTCTCCATATTAGCTTGTACTTGGGTATTCTCTTGTGTGTTTCCATTTAAAATGATTCACCTTAGTTTTATACAGTTATCTCTCTGTGCTGATTTCTAATAAATAACATACCTAATCAATACCATGACAGGCCCAATTAATAAAATTCTTTAGTATGCTTGGAAACTTAATCCACTACACCATATGCCTCTAAAGAATAAAAACTCTTACTAAGATACTTTGTTTACTGCTGAGTATAGTATCAACTCTAATAACTAATAAGAGTAAAAGATAAAGTCTTAACCTTGTTTATACACTACTTTAAGAATAGGCGAATAAACTTATTTCAGTGACCAGGAATGTGGGAATGTGACTAACATATAATTTTGGAGGATTCCTGAAGCTTCTCCTATCCTGATTAAGACTTTAAGAGTTTGTTGGATAAATAAGAGGTAAAGGGACACTTCCATAGAAGATTTATTCCCTTATACTCTTATCGTTAAATTTAATCCAACCTAAATTTAACTTAATGCTAATCTACATCTAAGAGTTTCTGTATTCTCTTGTAGTCTAGCATAATCTTTTGCCATTTGATCTAAGTCTTTTACTCTTAAATCAGACAACTTATAAGCAATAGCTAATAAGATTTCATTTTGTTCATCAGATTTAAAATCTCTTCTTAACAAATAAACAACTTTAGACACATATTCAGCTTGAACTTCAGGTTCAATATCCAAATAAGACTTCTTTGTGGCTTGTAGCCAACTAAAAAACTTCTTCATAATATTTTATTTTTGATTAGATAATTTATTAAGGGCTATTTCTAGCCCATTAATAGGGATTTGATTTTATTCCTTGAGCTTCTATGCTTAAGACTCTTGGACTAAATCCAGCTACATATTTAACTACCATTACTAATCTCTTAGCAAGTATGTTTCTATGAGGATTACTAGAAGCCTCTAATGTAGCAAACTTGATTCTTGTTCTCTTTTGAATCATTTTAGAATTGGATATAAATTAAACTTCCGTTATGTAACACATAAATGTCAGTACTAAAAGAACTTACTGCATTTATGCTACAAATTAGTGAGGGTTTTGAGAGGAGGTTAAAAAACAAAAAAAAAGAGGACATTACTCCTCTTCTTCTTTAAATGTTTCTTGTAATAATTCACAAATGTATAATGCTGTTATTAGTCTAGGACAGGTTTCACAAGGTGTACTACTATCTTTTATATATGTACACATATTACTTCTTTGGTGCTAATTTCCAATTACTAACATTAGTAATACAATAGTCACTACCAACATGAGCATTAACCCAATCTCCTGGTTGTAATATAAATGTTTGTTCGTTACCTGAACAAGCATTTCTTATAGTAACAGAATAGTCTTTTACATTATCTCTTACTATTAACCCACAATTGCAATCTTTACCCTCATCTTCTGAGCTACATGCAAACAACAATGGCATAGCCATTAATACAATTAGTTTTTTCATCTTCTTATTTTGTTAATTAAATTGTTAATAACTTTATTAGTTTATATAGTTATTTACTTGATTATTAAAAATAAAACCTATAACTTTGTCTCTCTGAGTTTCTCAGTGCATCAGCATGCACAGGAATAAATTCAGAACCACCTTCAGGTGGCTTTGGATATAATAATGAGTTTCTTTTTTTGGTACTTTTTTTCTTTGTAGGTATAAAAGTAAACCTCT